TCGACCGTCCCCTCTGTACCGGGCTAGGCCAGCTATGTAACGATCGTAAGAGGGATCCCCACTAAGGCTGGATAACCCGTTAGGGGCGGATAGGACAACAAAGCAGGCTCCGGAGTTACCCCTCTGACCCTGCTGCGTTCTATCCGCCCCGGCTTATCTTGAAAGGAGGAATGATGCCCGTAATACCTTTGTGGGAACAGGTTGAGTGGCTTCTTCAGCACCTCAGTGATGCTACAAGTCCCTACCCGCAACTCGTGAAAGATTCAGAGATCCGTGCTAAACTTGTAGTAAGGTTTGTTCTTGCCTACGGGGAGCACGGAGATGATCTGTTCCGTAAGACGTCTGAGCAGCTTCGAGAAGACAAGATCGATGAGTGGGTAGATGGCGAGCTTTATGGAATCGCCGAGAAGTACCACTGTGAGATTAAAGCGCCACCGGATCCTTATGTTGAGGAGCGCCGCCAGCGCTTGGCTACCGAAGCACTTGCTCATGCTCGGAGCAAGGGGTTCAAATGAAAATCGCCCCTATTCCTCCGACGGCCCTCCTTGAACAGTACTCAACCGACTATCATCTTTGTCTTGCCCACGTGCTGGGTAACAATCCAAGGCAAATGGAGTATTACCAGCAGCGGACCTCTATGGGAGAGTATGTCATACTTGATAATGGGGCCTACGAGCTCGGTAGTAGTGTGCCATTTGAACATGTCCTAGAAGTAGCCGAGCAGATTAAGCCCAACGAGATCGTCCTCCCCGACGTCTTTCTGGATAGTGCAGCCACTATCAAAGCAACTGAAGCCGCTTGGGAAGCTCTTCATTCCTTTTCTCAGGATGAGTACACCTATACTAATCTTATGGCCGTTCCCCAAGGTAAGAACTCTGATGAATGGATAGCCTGCCTTAAGATCCTAGTCAAGATGGTAACGCCTGATGCCATTGGGATTCCTATTGTATATGAACGCATGATGGGTAGGGGCGTTCTATTACTTAAGACCATAGAGTTCTTGCACAATCATCCCACGTGTCACCCAGATATTCATCTGCTCGGTTGGGATGGAGACCTCTATAAACTTAATGCCTACGCAAGGCAGTTCCCTCTTTGGATTAGAGGCATTGATTCTGCAAAGCCCTTCTACTATGCAGATGTCCTAGATCCTAAGACCATTATATCTGGGGAACAACTTAAACGTCCAGAGGACTACTTCGAGTTGTCTCCTGAGGATCTTGATCCACAAGTTATCAAGTACAATATCAATTCTATGGATACGGCGGCTCGTGGAGACCTTGCAAAGCTCTTCCTGTAGTAACTGTCCTCTTAAAGATCGCCCGAAGGTAATTGGTCGGGGCGTTAAGTACGGCTATGCTATCGTAGGGGAATTTCCCTCGTACTATGAGACTGCCCATCAAATGCTCTTCGTGGGGAAAGCCGGTGATGTCCTCCGCGAGGCTTTGAAGGCCGTTGGAGTATCCCCTGATACTCTGTACGTGACAACTATGATCCCCTGTTACCCGGAGAAAGCATATGATGAGAAAGCCATTGACAAAGCCCGCGAATGTTGTCGTGACCGCCACTTACAAGAAGTCCAACACCAACATCCCCGAGGAGTTCTTTTGTTCGGGGAGCGACACGGTTGGCAATGGAATAACGACTATAGAACTTGGTGCCTTACAACACTACACCCTGTTCAAGTCGTACGGAGTCCTACTCTTCTTCCAGTGCTATTGGACGATCTCACTCAACTGAAACTTGGACCTCCCTCGCATAAGTACCCACTACCGGATGTAAATTATGAGTTGGTGGAAGATGAGTTGGATGTGGCCAATCTTTTCGACAGCATCTACATACTAGATTCTAGTCTGCACACAATTGACATAGAAACGACAGGCTTAGACGCGCAGGACGATGAAGTCATCTGCTTAGGAATCGCTGCAAATCCCTACGACATTTGGATCGTAACGGAGCCAATGATTCCCCACATTAAGGATCTTCTCGAGGACGAGAGCCTTAATTGGGCAGGCCATAATGTCTACCAATTTGATTGTAAGTTCCTCGAGATACAATATGGTATTAAGTGTCGACCTAAATACGACACTATGCTGATGCATTATAACTTGGACGAGCGCCCTTGGGGGCACTCGCTCAAGGTCATCGCAATGAATTACTTTCATGTTCCTAACTGGTCTCTAGATATGGATATGGCTAACTTAGCCAAGTACGCTCCTGAGACTCTATATGAGTACTTGGCTTATGATTGCCATTTTACTTGGAATCTTGTTGAGCCCCTTCTAGAAGAGATGGATGAAGAGGGAGTAACTCATATCCATAATACCCTCTTGATACCTGCGGCTCGAGCATTAGCCCAAATCGAGATGCGAGGTGCCTATATTGACCAGGATTACCTACACCGAACTGGCGATGTTCTTATCGAAGAGCTTGATAGCCTCATTGCACAGATCTGTCACGCAGCAGGTACTGAAACTTTCAATCCAAATTCTCGGCAACAAGTTCAGCGACTGTTGTACGATACCCTTCAAATCCCTTCGGATAACCGACGCGTCGATAAATTGGCCCTGCAAAGTCTCAAGCACCCAGTCGTTGACCTCCTAATAGATTACAAGTTGAAATACAAACTCTTGTCCACGTTTATCATCGGGCTTCTTAAAGCCTCAGGAGGCACAGGAGTAATTCACCCACACTTCCTCCTCCATGCAACTGTAACTGGACGCCTATCCTCAAGGGCCCCCAACCTGCAGAACATGCCCGTCGTTGCAGGCCCGATTATTAGAGATGCATTCATTGCCCCACCAGGGAAGATTTTAGTTGAAGTCGACTACGCCCAGTTGGAACTCAAGATTGCTGCCTGGTATAGTGGGGATGGAAAGCTTCAGGCCATCTATAAGTCTGGAGGAGATGCTCATGTACTCGCTGCTGCCGAGATGTACAAGGTGCCCGTGGAGAAGGTTACAAAAGTTCAGCGCTATCACGCGAAGCATGTCGCATTTGGAATCCTATATGGTAGAGGGGCGAATTCACTTGCCCTATCAATCCTCCACTGTGCCCCTAATGAGGCTCAACGATTCATCAACCAGTACTTCAAGCAGTTTAACGGACTCTGGAAATGGATCCGAAAGATGCAAAGGCAAGCGCTCCGCCTAGGCTATGTGGAATCAGCCTTCGGTCGTCGACGCCGCTTTCCCGCTATCATGTCGGAACGTCGTAGTGACATTGAACGTAAGGCAAGTAACATGCCCATTCAAAGTATGGCATCTGATATCTGTCTCTCAGGGCTGATCAAGTTGGAAGAAGTCCTGAGTCCTGACGATGCTACGGTCATTCTAACTGTCCATGACTCCTTCTTGCTCTACGTGAGTCCCGAGCGTGTCTCATATATAATTAAATTAATCAAGAAGGTGCTCGAAGAGGATGTCCCTTTTGCGAACGAAATTCCGCTCACAGTAGATTTCGGAGTAGGAGATCGTTGGGGTTCTTTGATGTCATATGAGGATTGGATAAATGCCAATTAAAGTTCCAAAGCTTTGCCCCTGGTGCGAAGCTGAGATCATAGAGCGTACAGGCTCTGAACAAACAGCTCTTCTAGGGCGTAGGGTTTACGCTTGCGGTACCATCATCTCCCTCTATGGAGTCATGATGCAAGTAACTTCTCCCGATGCGCACCCACAAGAATCTGGATGGAGACCTTATGCCAGTTGAGAAGTTCGACTTTTGTGGCGATTGCCCTCTTATAGACCAGCCCATGGTTCTTGGTAAGGGTATCAAGGGCAATCTTGCGATCGTGGGGGAAGCTCCGGGTCAGCAGGAGGTCAATCGGGGCGAGCCATTTATTGGTATGAGCGGTATCCTTTTGAGGAAGTTGCTCTTAGAAGTCGGCATCGATGACACACAGATATGGGTTACTAACTCATGCCTTTGTAGACCTCCTAAGAATGCAACGCCTCCCAACTCTGCCATTGATGCCTGCAATGACCGTCTGATGGAGGAATTGAAAGGGTGCACAAAGATCCTTACATTGGGTGCGACTGCGTTGACTGCGATCTATGGGCCGACGTCGATTCAATCCGTCCGTGGGGCGAGATTATGGATCTCACAACTCTCTGCATACTGTGTTCCTACCTATCATCCTGCAGCAGTCTTAAGGGCTCCTGATTACTTCCCAGATATAATGAACGATCTTCAATTGCTCAAAGATGTACCGACCGCCTACGAGGAACCTGAGCCTCCGCCGCCCTATGTAATTGTCGATACTTACGAGGGCATCCTTAACATGCAAGCCCATATTGCTGAGGACGAACCTACTCATATTGCTGTAGACCTTGAGACAACTGGGCTTGATGAAGTAGTGGACGAGATCCTTTGTATTGGTCTGAATGATGGAGAGGAGATCTTCATCATTCCTGGGGATCTCTTGTATGAAGATCCTAAAGCACGACGTCAGATGAAGGAGCTACT